TCAATCGAAGATCCTAAACACATGCGGGATGACATGGATGCCCTGACCCTCGGAGGGGTCCACATCGAACACGGCGGTTATCCCGCCAGCCGGAATCTCGAAAACCGCCGTCGCGGAACCCACGATATCGAGCATGCCTTTGCGCAGCCAGTCGGCTTGTGGGAAGGAATTGACCACCGTCACGAAGTTGCGGGCATACGCAAAGGCATCGTTGGCGATCGGCGCCCCTGAGGTGGGGGTGAAGTAGGAAATGCCGGAAGCCGTCGCACTTTTGCTGCGACTGACAAGCGAGGCCTCGGAGAGTCCAGGAAAAACCCCGTCAAGCGCGCCGCCGATATCCCTCGCGTTCGAGGCGTCGGCATTGAGGGCTGCTGCGGGATTGATGAATTGAGTGGAGCCATTCGGCACCAGCCCCGTGCGGCTGACGGTCACCTCCGGCGTCTTAAAGATACCGAGGTCAACATCCCAATCAGAGGTGCCCGAATGGGAATAGGAGCCGAACGGCGTGGTGATGGAGGTGGCCCATGCGAAGGTAGCATAGCGGGGACGCGACGGGACGAGGTCATAGGTGGTGCCGGCATCGACGTCGGCGGTCATACGGTAAGGTTGCCAGCCGATGATTTTACGAACGCGACGTGACTTGATGAGAAACGTGGGCGGATCTTTCACATCGTAGAGCACTCCCCCCACAAAGAACTCGATCTTGGTGATGGTCTCCACTTCGCGATTCTCGAAGTAGGTGGTGTTATTTCTGCCGGAGTCCAGGTTGAGCGATGTAAGGGGCACTTCCTGTGACAGCCCGTTGGAATCCACCGACAGGGTTTCCACGCTGAAAATCGGAGCGGTGCGGTCGTCCGCATGCGTCCCGACATAGCGGGCGAAGGTCACCTTCACGGTCATCCCCTGCGCTGGATTATTGGTTTTGATTCTGACTTTCGAGGCCAGCACATCCCCGCTCTCTTGGTAGGATGACCCGCGGGCGACGCTTTGAATGTCCGGCATGGACGGCCCATAGCCCGTGCTGACTAGATTCGGGGCCGATGGATACTCGAAGGTTCCGACCGTGCCGACTGGCAGGCCGGTGAAGACTGAATTCGGGATTATGGCTCGGTAGCAGGGCACGTCGTCCCAACGAAAATCCACTGTCGAAAATGCCCCGAACTCGTCGAAGAGCGGATGGGTTATCGCACCACTGAGACTCGTCGTGCCGACCTCGGCATGGCCGAACAAACGGGAACCGATTGACGATACACATTCGAGCCTCGTGGTGAGTTTCTCCGCGATCACCAACCGAGGCTCGGTGCTCGTATTTTTGTAATACATTTTGCGCTTCTCGTATTCCGTTTTCGACCGGCTGCATGAAACGATAATGTCGGTCTGTTCGGCGGGCGGGATGGCCAATTTGGCCGCAACCTCCGACTCCATATCCGACGACGACCACGGCTCCGAAAGCGTTACAGTTATATCACTATGGATGTAATTGCCCCCCTCATCGACGGGGCTGGTGTAGTCATAAACCCACTCGTCAGCCGCTATCGAGAGATTAGGGTTAGGAGGGGAAACTGGGACGATGAAACTAGGGGTTAATGGTGGGTGATCAGCCACGCCGTTGGAAAAAGAGGCATACTGCCATTGCCACACCCCCGAGCTATTCATCACCAATTCTTGAATGTAAGAAAAGGTCGAGGAGTATGGATGGTGGCCGCTAGACCCGCTTGAATTGGACACATAGGTCCGCTTCTTCCACCTTCGGAGCGGGTCGATGCCGCCCTGCCCGTAGTCCATGTCACTAAGGCCCTGCGCGCTACTCGTGCCGGCGATGCTCATGGCCACCACCCCCGATCCTGACATGGCGGCATTTTTAAAGGCGATGTCGGTTTGCGGCTTCCAGAACGGGAACAAACCGATCTGCCCGAGTTGGTTTTCCGGCGACCAAGAAACCTGTTGGGTGGTGGGGCCTAGAGCCATTAGTTTCTCCGGTAGCCTAGGGCTTGGGTGAAGCTCATCGCCGTGGCCAACGCACCACTGCCCGTCAGCGAAACCGCGATCACATTGGATTCGATCTGGATCGAGCCGGCGCCTGCATTGTTGAGGGTGAGCGCGCCCGAGGCCGCCACCACGTTCCCGAGCCTGATTTTATAGGTCGCTGGTGGCGATCCGCTCGAATCATAGGAGGCCGCCTGCCCCGTGAAATCCGCAAGATTTGTCGTGTGAATAAGCGTGGCCGAGCTAACGAAACCGACGACGGTTTTGCTGATGCCGACCTGCACGCCGACATACACCGTGGCGTCGACCGCTGGGTTGATGTAGATCACGGGGTCATTGATATTGCTGGGCTCCAAGAAACCGACCAAGCCCCAAGAAACGAAGACGGGCGTGCGGGTTTCGCCGTGGGGGAGAGTGAAGCCAGAAGGTTGTTTTAAAGTAAGGATGAGGGGAGCATCAGGAATAACGGTCTCTTCACCGCCGCGGTGACGAGATAAGACGGAAGGTGACAAGCGGGGGAGAATGAAGCGCAGGCACCGAATGATCTGGATGATCACAATGGCCTCGGGCTGTTCTCCCTGGCGGGGTTCACGGGGAATTTGAGGGCAAATATCACTCATGCGCTCGGGTAGAGGTCGGTGTCCCAAATCGTGGCGCCAGTCCATTCCTGGACCCTCTCCCACTTGCCGCGCTTGCCTTGCCGAAGAGAGCGATCGGCGGTTTTTAGCCACATGTATCCGGCTGGTAGGCCGGCAAAAGCCGAGGGTGTCTCCAATTTCCCCTGGGTAACATTGGTGGGTTTCAGAAATGATCTCGTGGTTCGCCTGGCGACCGGCGCAGGCGCGACATAGTTGGTGGTGCCGGCCTTGAATTTCACTTCCAGATCCAGCACAAGCGTCTTGGAGCTACTGTCGGGGATGCGTGCCACCAACGCATTGCGGGTTGCGATCGAGGCCGCTTCTTTCAATTGGTCCCAGATGCTGGTCAGCGGTGTGGCCGAGGAATCCCCCGAGAGGATAACAGCCGCCGTGCTTAGACGGGTGCCCCCAAAGGCGTTTCCCTGCCCCGCAGTGCCGTTGTATCGCGGATGAAGCTCAATCGCCCGTGTCAGCTCAGTCCAATCCAATTCGTCTGTCTGGTCGAGAAGTGCGCTCGAAGTCGAGCCGTTGTCTTGCTGGAGGGTGATGGTGAGAGTGCCGGGGCCGTCAACGCCGGCGCCGAGGGGCTTTGCGTTTACGGTTGCAACCGGAGTGTAAGGATAGCCTGCGACCACTTGGGAAACAGAAGGCTTGCCCGACATGAGCACCTTGTAGGGGCCGCCATAAACAAGAACGATGGTTTCACCGGCGGCATTGGCGGTGTAGTCCGGGTAGCCCGGTTGCAGATGCATGCCGGTCGATCCTTTCCAGCGTGGGAGTGGCATGATGGATCAGGCGTAAGCGCCGACAAGATTGGCGGTGGTGATGTTGAGGGCGGGCAGCTTGAGCATCTGCAGGATGCCAGTGGCGGTCTTTTCGACGCCCACGGCGGTGCGACGGGCGAAATCGAGCGCGGGACCGCCGGCGCCGCCGATAAACCCGCCGATCTTGGCCAGGCGGTCGGCGTCGATCGTGCCGGCTTTGCCGACCCCGAGCAGACCGCCGCCCGTGTCGTTTTCTTTTTTAGCCGCGGCCTCGCCCGGTAGTTTGGCCGCCAGGCCGTCGACCATCTTAACCAAAGCGGCGCGCATTTCAGTCGTATCCAAAACCTTTCCATCCTTAAAACCGTCTTTGAAAGAGGAGACAAAGGACTCAACCAGTTTTACGGCTGCATCTCGATAACCCTTGGTCGATTTGTTGATGAGATCGACCCCATCAAGGACATTGCGAGCGCCATTTTCAGCCGATTCATTGGCGGCATCTTTCAAAAAGAACCCGTTCTTTTTCCGATCATCGAGATTCTCCTTGAAGGTACCCGCCTTGAAGCCGTCGAGGCCAAGCATCTTGCCCACCTTGGGGATTTTCCCAAGGCCTTCCATCAGCATGCCCACGACGGTATCCATACCCGCCTGCAGGTAGGTGATGGGCTTCATAAACAAGTTGAGGAGCGCGCCGCCGATGGACTCAAAACCACCCAGCGCGAGCTTGCCGATCCCCTTCCAAAAATCGGGATCAATGAGCGTATGCAGGCTGCCCATAATGTAACCTGGAAGTGTATCCAGCAAACTCCCCAATCCAGCGGCCATGCCCGTAAATACCTGGCTGATGGCATTGGCGCCCTCGCTAAAACCCACCTTGAGAGACAAGGCGATAAGGTTGCTCAGCTTGCCCTCTTTAAACGCCTCGGTGACAGCCTTGAAAATGGTGCCGATCTGCACCCCGATGGAGGTGAGGTCGATTTTCTTGATCTCGGTGAGGATCGCCTTGACGGCGGGCGCGGCGCCCTCAGCCATGCCGGCGAAAAGCCCTTTGGCCTTGTTTTTGATCTGGCCTTGGAGAAGGACGATTTCGCTGAAAATCTTGGCGTTTCGCTGGTAAATGTCACCGAGCTGGGCACCCGATTCCATCGCATCTTTAAGGGCATTGGGGTCGCCAAGGACGGCAAGCATCTCGGCTCCGCTGCGACCAAAAATGGCCATGGCGGCGGCGGTGCGCTGGGCGGCATTGGGCAGGGCGCGCAGTTTCGCGCCGATCGCCTCGAGCTGCTCGGGCGCCTTCATCTTTTGCAGGCTGTCGATCGAGAGACCGAGCTGATCGAAGATGGCGCGGGTCGGTTCGCCTTGCTCGTTCACGCCCCCAAGCGATTTCTGCAGCATGACGAGCTGTTGCTGCAATCCGCCCGAATCGACACCGGCGGCCGTCATGGCCTTTTGGAGGATGAAGAGATCCTTGATGCTTTCCCCGGTGACGCGGGAGAGCTTTTCCAATTCATGGCCTTTATCGAAGGCAGCAAAAAAGTTTTCAACAATGGCTTCGCCGGATTTGAACGCCGCAAGGGCTGCACCCACGCCGGTGCCGGCGAGTAACAGGTGCTTGATGCTTCCCAGGGCGCTACCCAGCTCCTTGCGCACGCCCGCCAGCGGGTTTGTAAAGCCCGAGGCGTTGAGCGACATGGTGGCGGCTAGGTTCATGCGGAAAAGCGGGTTTTAAGCGGTCTGGGCGCCAGCGGCGCGGATACTGGCAACGATGTCCTGGTCAACGTAGCTCGGCCCCTTCGCATCTCCGCCGTAGCGGGCGTCGATCGCGGCGTAGAGGGCGAAGGCCTGGCAAAGAGGGCGTTTCATGGTGTAGCCGATCGACCAGCCATATTCACACATGAGCGTGTCCAGGAGCGTGAGCCCCCAGCCTAGCCCGTTGTTTCGGGCTGACCCGGCGATGACCCCGCCGTTTTTTTTTCGGCGAGGCCATCACCAGTCCCACCCGAGGACGCGGATGAAATGATAGTCGAAAAAGCCTGGGCGATGCGCACGCCGATAGCCGCACCCAAGGCGCGAATAGCCGTGAGTGGAATGGTATCGGCCAGCTCAAGCACTGCATCGGTGAAAGCGGTGCCCCCTTGGGCGAGCAATTCACGGGACAATTTCTCCGGCTTCGTGCACACGAATATCAACGCAGCGAGCTGGTCATTGCTCATATTGACCGCACCGCCCGGCTCAGTGATGGGCGACTTGATCTTTTCAAGAATCATGTAGCGGCCAAGACCAACCGGAGGAATTTCAAAAGGCCCTACCTTGATGGGTGTGTCACCAAGCACAAAGGCGTCTGTCACCAGACTCGGGTTGCTCGGCGTTTCCGTGGCCCGCTTGGCGGCATCGACTTCCGCCTGGTTGAAGAAAGCCTTGGGGTCGGGTTTGCCGGGATGCAGGCGACCACGAATCTTGCGGGAAGGTTTGGCCATGGGATGAAAAACTGAGCGCTAAGAGGCGGGGGCCGAGAACCGGTTAGGAGCCGGCGATGGCGGCGTATTTGGTCGCGTTGACGCGAAACTTTTGGACGTCCTTGTTGGCAAACATCAGCTCGGTGTCATCGACCAGACAGGCGGCGACGCCGCACAGGGTGATCTCGTCGCCGCGGGCCAGCGCGGGGGCGGCGGTCTTTACGATCATCTCAAACGAGCACTGGTTTTTCTCGTTAAAGTAGATGACCGCGACCGTGTAGCCGTTTTCATCGGCGACCTCGAGCTTCTCGCCGTCGAGCTTGTTGTTGCCGGAGGTCACGATGCCGTTGCCGGAGTAGACGCCATCGGCGCCGAAGAGGACTGTGTTATCACCTTTGATGACGGGGACGTTGGACATGGGATGTAGAGTTAGGCTTGGTCGATCGGCGGGAGGCCGAGCGTGATTTCAAAGTTGAGGCGATACGCCCGAAGCGGCATGCCCTCGGGCAGGACGACCGGCTCAGCGCCTTTATAGAGCGGAAACTTGGTGCTCACGGCCTCGGCGAAGACGTGGGCGCGGAGGAACTCGCGCACCGCCGCCACCGTCTCAAGGAAGGCCGGGCGCACGGCGTTGCCGGCGATGAGGCTCTTTTCGGGCGAGGCCTCGAGGCCCAGGTTGCCGGTGACACCCACCGAAAAACGGTTGGTGGCGAAGACACCGATGCGGGAATCATCGGCGGGATTGGTCTCGCCTTCCCAGTGAAGCACGAGGCGGCAACCAGTGGGCGTGTCGCAGAGGAGTTCGAGGAAGTTGTAGGGATCGGCGGCGATCGAGACCACGCCCTTGCGCGACACCGCCCAGGGAGAAAGGGCGTTATACAGTTCCAGGAGGAACGTGTCGGGCGTGTAGTAAGGCGTGGGCATGGAGGGCGATTAGCCGAGAGCTAAGAGGCGAGAGCTGAGAGCGGGTTAAACGGAGGTGCGGCCCGCGGGGGATGAGGTTTTGGCCTTGTCGGCGATCACGGTGCCGCTGGGCTTGGCGCGGTTGAGCGTGGGGTAAAGCGGCACCTTGCCGGCGGCGACTTCAGCCAGGTCGGCGCGAATGTCCTTGGCGCGGGTGGCAAAGGGATTGGGCTTCGCCTCATCGCCATAGCCGCGGCGGGTGTAGAGCGCCTCGCCCACAAAGATAAGCGTGGCGTTGGCGATGATCGCCGGGATGGGATTCTGGAAAGGGGTCGTGTAGCGCTTGCCCAGGGCGCCGTCGATTTCCAGCTGGGCATTGGCGAGGATCTGGTCGAAGAGGCCGGCGTCCTCGACGCCGTCGCTGTTGTCATCCAGCGCCTGCAAGACGAACTGCGGGGGAACAAGGGCGTTGAGCTGCGAGCGGGTGATGTAGGCGGGCATGGGAGGAATGAGCTGAGAGTTGAGAGTCCAGAGCTGAGAGCTTCGGCACCGGAAAACCCCGCCACTCCGTAGAGTTGGCGGGGCTGTAAGCCGGAGGATGGCGCGGTTTAAGCGGCCTGGCTGCCGTCGCTGCCGTAGGCCAGCTCGGGGAGGCCATAGCCCGCGTTGTAGCGGCCGTAGGCCTGATACAGGAACTCGTGCTTCTTGAAGACGTGGTCGCTGTCCGGGTTGGTGAGGCTCGTGAGAGTCGCCTCTTTTTCCACCTGGAGGATGAGCGGCTTGATCGGGTAGCCCGCCTCGAGGAGGAACCAGGCATCCGGCGCGGCGGCGAGCTGGGGCCAGACGAGCAGATCGGCAGAGCCCTTGAGCGTGTTGCTCACGGCGGCGACGCCGATGTTCTCGTTGCCGGCGACATTCTTGGCCGTCTGCTGGATGAAGTCGGCCTGCAGGATCTGTTTCGCCAGATCTTCATTTTGCGGGGAGACGACGAGCAGCAATTTGAGGCCGAGGTTCATCGGGCGGCCCTTCGCGTTGAGGCGGCTCTTGATGTTGGTGCGCGCCGCGGCGAAGTTGGCGGCGGAGAGCTTCTTGGTGCCCACGTTGGAGAACTTGGTGCCGCCCTTCACCGGCTCATGGTTGGAGTCGAAGAAGTTTTTGCCGGTGTAGCACTTGAGGTCGAAGCCGTTGACGAGGAGATTGGAGACCAGCTCATCGGGGTGCTGCTTGGCGGAGAGGCCGAGGGCGGAGAAGAGCGGGTTGTAGATCCCGTAGGTGTCGCGCTCGATGTCGGCCTGCTTGACGGCGACGGTGTCTTCAAACTCGTCGTTGGTGATCGAGTAGCTGTGCGCCGTGAGATTGCGAATCTGGATCTCGTCCAGAAGCTTTTTCATGCCGGGCACGGCGCCGAGCCAGTGGTAGATCTCGGTGGCGGCGGTGGAGGGCGTGCGCATGGCGACGCGGTCCCACATGGGGGCGCCGGCCTGGTAGGCTTCCATGTATTGGACACGGTAGCCCTTGAAGAGGGCGGCGAGAGTGGCGGTATTGATTTGCATGGCGAGGGATGTTCAGGTGCTGGGTGAGAGAAGGGAGTTACCTCAAAACCCCGCGGCGCCGTGGCGCTCGCGGGGCGAGAGGATCAGGGATTAGGGGTAGCGGTTATTTAACGATGCCCGCGCCCTGCAGGATGGGGACGAGGGCGGCCTTGAGGGCCGCGAGATCGGCGGCGCCCGTGATCGTGTCGGCGGCGGGGACGAGACCGGCCTTGTCGGTGTCGACCCACACATAGACATCGTCCAGGGCGATAATGCGGCCGGCCTTCACCTTATTGGTGGCGGTGGTGGCGACGGTGTTGTCGTCCTCGACATAGGCGGTCTTGCCCACGTCGGCCACGCCCACCGGGTTGGTGGCGCTGTTGTTGTAGCCGAAGACGCCGGCCTTCACGACGACATCAAGGTCGCCATCGGCGCCGGCGCTGTTGTCGATGGTCTGCTCGGAGCGTCCGATGACCTTGAGGCCGGCGGTGTTGGCGGCGGGGACGGCGAAGCCGGTGGCGCTAAGCGCGAGGAGCGCGCCGGCGTAAAGGATGACGCCAGCGGCGACGGGATAGTTGCGGGACTGGCCCTGACGTTCGGGCGTGTCGATGGGAGCGGTTGCGGCGGCCATGGTAGGAGGTGTTTGGTTTTACGGAGCGGTGTGAGAAATTTTCCGGCGGCCTCACGGGCCGACCGCCGGGTTCAAGGGGGTGGCGGCGTGGATCAGGCGGTGTGCTTTTTCCAAGCCTCGGGGGAGAGGCCCATGCCTTTGCGGACCTCTTCCTCGACGGAGTTGGCGCCGATGACATTGGAGGAGGCGGAGAAGGCCTGGACGCCTTCGGGGGTGCGCTTTTCGAGCGGCACCTGGTCGGGGGGGAGCGAGGCGATCATCGTCTTGAACTCCGCGAGGGGGAGTTTCTCGACACCCATCGGCACGATCTTGCCGAGGGCGATGGCCTGCGCGGTGAGGTTCTGGCGCTCAATGCCGTCGAGGCGCTCGGTGACCTTGGTGAGGTCGGCGCTCATGGCGGTGACCTTTTCGGCGACGGGCTTGACGGCGGCTTCGGCGGTGGGCGCATCGTCATCGCACGAGGCAAATTTCGTGGCGGCGGTTTCGATGTCGGCATCGGTCGCCTTGGTGGGGTCGAGGCCGAGCATGAGGCAGAGGATCTTTTTGTAGTCCATGGAAGGAGTGCTTTCGGATGGGTTGGATTTCATCGCCGGCAGTTTGTCGGCGGAGAAGGCGTGGAGGCCGGTGATGCTGCCCTGGCGGCAAAGCGCGGCGCTGTGCAGGAAGATGATCTCGCCCGCATCGTTCATCTTGGCGGCGGGAGACAGGTCGGGGAAATGACCGCCGGTGAAGGCCGCGACGCCCTCGGGCGTCCATTCCAGATCCTTGAGATACAACCCATCACCCGCAATGACCTCGGGCACACCCATCGCGGAAATCTTGCGGGGCTCCTTGTCAGCCTGGTAGGCCTCGGTGCCGGGAAGGGTGTTATGCTGGAAATCGAGGGCGACCTTGTCGAAGTTCGCCAGGCGCTGATTGTGCGGGAGACAGGCAACCGTCGTCTCGTTGACGATGGGTGTCTTGTCCAAGGGCAACGCCTCGTTCCTGCCCCAATTGGCGACCTTGAGCCGGGTGGGCGGCTCTTTGGCAGCGGTAAGAGAGGGTGCGCGGAAGGCGTAAATCACGGGCTCATTAAAACAAAAACGCCCGCAACCGACTAATCGCGGACGGGCGAAAAGCGGGCGTTGCGGCGGGAAATCAAACCGCCGCAAGGAAACCTCACGCCTCGCCGCCGTGGCCTTGCGCCTGCACAAGCGAGGCGATCTTACGCTCGCCGGTTTTCTGGATGCGCTCCAGGGCAAGCGGTGTCATGCGCCCGTTGAGCCAGGGAAAGAAAGGCCGCGCCGGGATGGTGACTTGCTTGACGAAGAGCGTGCGGTTGCCGAGCTGCAGGCGCAGCGCCTTGCCCTTGGCCTTGATGACGCCGCCAAACTGGTGAATGGCCGCATAAATGCGGTCGGTGCCCACCGTCACGCTGGTATCTGTGAGCGCGGTGATGCGGATGGAGCGCACGAGAAGCTGGTTTTTGCGCAGGGTGGCGGGCGAGCCGTCCCACTTGTTTTTCCACGGTGCGGGACGCAGGGAGGGCTCGTTAAAGGCGCGCTTCGTCAACGATTCGAGCTGGGTGCCCATCGCCTCGAGGATGGCCTTGGGGTGCCGCACCCCGCGGGCGAGCCAGGCGAGCGCGGGCGAGAGGGTGTCGCGGAGTTGGACGGACATGGCGGATTAGCTGAGAGCTGAGAGTTGAGAGCTGAGAGCAAGAAGCCGGAGTCGGACTCTGGACTCTAAGCTCTGGGCTCTGGACTGGTTGCGGATCATGGCCAGCGCCTCCGGCGGTATTTCATGGCGGTGACGATGCGATCCGTGTGGTGGTCGAAGACGACGACGATGTAGCGCTTGCGCCATCGCACCCGCCATTTGGTGCGATGACGGTAACCATAACCGAGGAAGATGACGCCCGGCTTGTCCTCCTTGATGTGGAGGGTGATCTCGGCGTAGTCGGCCTCCGACACGATGAGCCGGAAGCGCTGCCGGGCGCGCTTCTTGAAGTGGTATTCCTGATTCGCCTGGTGGCAGTCGATGCGGGAGCGGGCCATGCGCGCCCATTAAAACAAAAACCCCCGCGGGCGGCTAAACGCGGCGGGGGCGAAAGGGCGGGATGCGGCGGAATCTTTCTATATGGAAAGCGGGAAATCAGGAACGGCGGGTTGTGGCGTATTTTTATAAACCCATTCACGAGCGGCTATATCAGCGTCAGCCACAGAGGGAAAGTCGCTCTGCATCGCTAAGACTGTATGGACTTCGTTAAACCTGCGCTGGATCTCATAGCCGTATTTCGCCTCGGGGATTTCAATACCTACGGCATAAGTGAGTCCACGCAGCTCTTTAACCAGAGGCGCGCCGTATCCGTCGCTGTCGATATGTTTAAAGCTCATTCTGGAAAGCGGGAAATCAGGAAATGATACGAACACCCTGACTCCACCCTTCAACGTAGCGCTCTACGCGAAGGATGTGACGGCCGCGCCACGAGTAAGTCGTGGTATAACCGTCTTGATGGACGGCCATGGTGGCGTTTGCCCGGATGACTTCTGCCGCCGGCATGGCACCTTCAATTTCCACAACCTTTGCGTCGAGAAGCTCGGCGATCTTCATCGCGATGTCGTGACCGTAGATTTCCAAAGGTGTGGTTTTCATTCTTCGTCCTCGTTGGTGATTTGGAGGTCGTCGGGGTCGAGTTCAACGACGTCGTTGTGCATGGCGAGCAGATCCTCGGCGCCCTCGCGGGTGCAGCCGAGGCCGTCCATGAGGGCTTTGATCTGCGCCTCGCGGTCGGCGGGAGGGGTTTCGGGTGAGGTGTTCATGCGATCCAGCCTTTCTGTTTAAAGACCAAGTCGATCTCCTTGGCAATGGGGGCAAAGTCGGCCTCGGTCCAGGTCACGAGGTTGCCGTAGCCGGCCTGCGACCGCATCGCCTCAAGCTCGGCGAGCATGGCGGCATCACCGGTGCGGGTGGCGATGTATTGCGCGTAGGCCCGCGCCCAGATTTCGCGCCCGCGCAGGAGATACTCGAGGTGCGTGCGCAACGGCTCATGGGCGGCCGCCAGCTTTTGGCGGAGGAGCGCGATGGGCTGGCTGTGCTCCACCGCATGGCGCCACCCGGCGAGCAAGGGGCTTTCCTGCGAGGCGAAGATGCCAGCGGCGTCGAGTGCCTGATGGTCGATGAAATGACCCACCTCGTGCGTCATCGTCATGAGTTTTTGCGGGGCCTTGGCCGCGAGAGCGATGTTCACCGGCTTGCCGGCAGCTGTGCGAAAATAAGCGCCCCAAGCCGATTTTGGCACGGCGCCATTGACCGGAATAGACGGGAGCACGCCGTCGTCGTGCGCGAGGTCGATGAGCTGCAGGGCGCGCACGGTGGCGACCTTGGCCACTCCCCGCGTGAGCACTTGGAGCGCGCTACTCACCGGCTTTTGATTCTCGGGCGCCGCCGGCGCCGGAACAAGGGCCGCGGTCTCGGCGCCGGGGACGGCGGCCTTGCCGTCCATCCAATCGTAAACCGAGCGGCCATCGGCCAACGCGGTGTTTTTGGCGAAGGTTTCAAAGGCGCTCCACACCGGTGCTTCGTAACGGGATTTGATCTCGGCGACGGAGAGGCGCAGGTCGCCGGGTTGAAACGAGTAGCCATCGGCCCGGCCCTTCTCGAGCGGGCTGCGCACGTCGACGTTGATACTTGGGCCGCGCATGAGGATGCCGGAATTTTTCATCATGGAGCGCTGGTCATCGGTCAGGATGGAGCGTTCCTCGGGCGGCTTTTTGTCGTCCTCGGCCTTGATGTCTTCGACATCCTCGGGGCTGAGCGGGACGATGGTGCACCGGCAGTTGAAATCCCACGGCGGGAAATGCGACTGCCAAAAAGGATCGTTGGACGGGAGCACGACCCCGTCGAGGGCGGCATGCGCATCACGCACGCGGTCGTCCTGCGCGGTCTGGTAGCGCCAGAAAGGGAACACGTCGCGCTGGCGATCGAGCACATTATACTGCGCGGCGGAATAGGCTTGGTAGCCGTGGGTGCGCAGGAGTGTCTCGGCGCGGCGCTCGGCGGGAGAAACATCGGCGCCCTCGGCATCGCTCGATTCGAAATAGGGCGAGAGCTGGTCGACGAGGTCGCCCTTGATGTCGTCCCAATCGGCGCCGGCGGGAAGATCGGCGATGCGGTCGCGGAGGGATTGCAGCACCTTGACCGATTCGATGCCGGCGACGGCGAAGGTGCGCGCCTTGATCTCGGGGACCATCTGGTCGAAGACGGTGCGCGAGACGACCGGCTTGTCCTTGAGGAAAGCAACCGCTTCGTCGTGAGGCACGGAGCCGAAAAGGAGGTCGGGCATGGGAGGGAAAAGTAGCGAGTAGCGGGTAGCGGCTAGTGAGTAGGCGGAGGAACGCCGTCGGACTTGGCGCGTATTTCGGCCTCGAAGCGTTTGGCGGCGTCACCAGCGATCTCCTTGACGGCTTTATTGTATTCCTGGAGCACCAAAAGAGCGGGACGATCGAGGGACTTGAGATAGTAGTCGGCGAAACCACGCATAGCGGGGATTTTGATTTCGGCACCGATAGCTAGTTCATAGCCGGCAATGGTGTGAATGATTTCGCGGCGAGTCATGGGATCAGTCGCGGCGGGAGAAGAGCATATCCCAAATTGTGAGACGGGGCGGGACGCGGGGGATCATCCATCCAATATGAACCGCCTTGGCCTTGATCAGGTCGTCTAAGGACATTGCGTGTTTCCACGATCCGTCTCGGTTCATATTGAGCGCGAAATTATCACCGGTGCGAGCGATGATCTCAACCTCGATCGAACTGGACATACCCCAGTTCATAATAAGAACCGAGCCAACAACGAAGGGACCAGGTGACGAAGGAACGCCGAGCGATACCGACGCACGGGCAAGCTTGCGGTAGCGCTCGGTCGTGACGGATTTGGGATAGTCGTCGACGGTCCACGGCGCGCCGATGTCGGCGGAGCCGATGGCGTTGGCGATCTGGTCGATGAGGGTGGAGTCCATAATCAAACCCTTTCGGCGGCGGTGACGAAGACCTGGTCCTTGTCGATCGCGAGCGGGATCAACCAGCGCAGGTTAGGAATGGTCGGCAGCGCAGCGATAGTCTCCACGGGATACCAACTCACGATTTCATCCGTGTTGCTGAGCAACGGGAAATCACCGCGAGCCATAAAGAAATAAACAGAACCCCCGGAAAAATTAAGGACTGCAAAAAGCCGCCATTCATAAATGTGCACGCCGGCCTCTTCCATGAACTCGCGCCGCATGGCCATCGGTGCGCTTTCTCCGGCCTCGATCTTGCCACCTATTCCATTGAGACGGCCTGCCTGCCACGCCGGTCTCTTCTTTTCGATGAGCGCGACGAGTTGGTCATTGTTCTTAAAAAGAAATCCGGCGACGTAGTTCATGTTATGGGTTGCGCGGGGGCGCGGGTGATTTTGGGTCGTATTGATTGTTTGGATTACGGCTAAAACCCCTCGGCAAAAGTCGGCAAAGTGGGCTAGGAGCGATTTTGAGGGGGCGGGACGTCCGTTGGGGCTCAGTTGATCGCCTTGAGGTAGCGCTGGCGGTTGGTCATCAAGCCGGCGCCGGTCTGCACCTTGGCATCCCAAAACTCGGGATCGGCCTCGACGGCGGCACAGTGGGCGAGCCAGCTCTGCAGGTTGAAGTCGTAACGTGAAATCGATATCTGCCTCACTTTGATGAAGCCGGCGCGCCCAAGGACGTGCAGGGTTTTCTCGGAAATGGTGAGGCCGAGCTTTTGCAGCGCGACCTTGCCCACCGGGAGCCAGAGCGTGGCCAGCCGGGGGACGACGCGGTAGGTGCCGCCGCCGAGCGGGACCAGCTCGGCAATGCAATACTGCTCGAGGGGCTCGGGGTGCGTGATCTCCATGCGCTTGCCTGGCGCGATCTCAACCGCGACGCCGGGGCGGGTGCCGATGACGGGGACGACTTGGGGCGTGGTAAACGCCTCGGGCGCGGGGCCGGGGCGGCGATCGGTGGCGGGCGTGAGAATGCTCATGGGATAGTTTAGCACAGGGTCATCTGACCGGTGACTGCGTCTTGTTTGGCGGTGCGGAGGTGGGCGAGCACCTCGTCGGAATTGGCGGCGCGGTAGGTGCCGGTGCCCTTCTCGGGCTGGCGGTCGGCGAGGCGCACAAAGCCGAGCTGCACCAGCTCGGTCGTGCGCGGGCGGAGCGTGAGGATAGAGATACCCGACACCTCGGCGAGGTGCTCGGTGCTGCACGGGCCGTAGCGCAGCCATGCGTCAAAAACAGCCTGGCGCAGGCCGGTGAGTCGTTCCTGCAGGTCGGCGTAGGTCGCGTTGCGGAAGTCGATCGGTTTCATGGGTGATAAAAAGCTGAGAGCCGAGAGTTGAGAGCTGAGAGTCATGAAGACGGGGAGATGGCGAAGGGAGGGCGCTGGATCTGCGCGGGAAGGCGGTAGGCGGGCAGCACGGGCATGGCGGCCGGCACCTCGGGCGAGCCGTGTTTCCACTCCCAGAGCCCTTGCGCGCCGGAGACGTGGCGTGGCCGCTCGAAACGGCGGAGATTGGCGAAGATCCAGCCAAAGCGGCCTGTGCTATAATCCCCCCATGCAAATTCCCGAGGGGAAAGATGCGGGGTCAATTTTTCGACAGGCACGCAATCGACCAGATCGGCGATGGCGAGGGATTGGCCGAAGGGCAGCTCGGAGAAAAAGCGATACCCGGCGGCGGCAAAGGCGGCGCGGTCCTCGGGGTTGGCATTGAGGCGGGCGACGAAATCACGGTTCATCTCACGGGTGATTTTCTGCGCGGAGTGAATGATGACCGGGCCGCGGTAGGAGATTTTCCAGCCGCGGGTTTCCACGGTCTTGAGGCCGAGGACCATGGCCGTCGCCCAGGGTTGATAGAGAGTAAGGGCTTTCACGAGGAGGCGTAGACGGGCTTGATCTCCAGCGGGAGCGCGGCACCGATAGACTTCAACTTGTCCCAATCGGACAGGAGCGAGGAGCGCACACGGGCGACAACACGCTCGGTGCGGGCGATGATGCGACGGGCCTTGCGGCGGTCGCTGAATTGCACCGGCCCTTCCGCCGGCACAAGGATGCGGCCGAAGCCGTGAAAGTTAGCGGGCTT